TCGCCCGCTGGCTGGTAGTCCGACTTCTTGCTGAAGGTCGCCCAGCCAGCCGAGCTTACGCTAGGTTCCAGCGTGATGACGGCTCGCGCCTTGCCCGTCGCGGAAACGTCCCCCGAGCCGCTAGCTGGCGTGGCCGTGAGGATCTTGAACTGCGCCCGATGCACCGCCTGGTCCGCGCTCGCCGGGATCGGCACCGTGCAGTCAGCGCGCGGAGTGCCCGTGGTCCAGATTACCGTGATGTACCTGCCGGGAAGGAAATACTTCTCGACGTTGGTAAGCGGCGAGGCCCAGTTGTTCTTCTTGTTCTCGTCCGCGTTCCCCGTGCCGCCGTCGTCGTGGTTGCCCACCACGATCTGCCATGCCGATGCGGGATTGGCGCCGCCAGCGGCGGGGTCCACCCGCCCCTTAATCATCTTGAAGTAGTTGGCGTTCACCCTGGTGCGCTGCGGCTTCAGGATATATGGCGCGATCACTGATCCTTGAGGACTCTCGCTGAGCGAGATTCGGGTGATCGGCGTCATGCGCGATAACAGAAGGTCGGTCAGCGCGGACTCGGGAACGCCCACCATCCTGGCCTCCTTCGTGTTGGCCACGATGCGGTCCATTCCCTTTTCCTTCCAGTTGTCCGCCACCATGTCGGTGGGTTTCAGCGCCTTGATCGACGCTCGCGTAATGGTGCAGCCGCAGGAATCCTCTACCGTGAGGAACCTGGGATTACATTGATCGAGCAGAGCTGGTCCGCCCGGAGGATTTAGATCGGTTGCCATAACACACTCATTGAAGTGTGAAACGACGGCGCCATACAACTAACAACAAATGCCCCCCCGAATTTTACTTCGAGGGGGCGACCCTTTCCCTAACTGAAGCGTAATGCGGGATTAATCTCCCAGCAAAAGTCTCATTTCCTCGGGTGAAAACGCTCCGCCTTCGCCGCCCGTCTCCTTTGTCTCCGTTCTTTGCGATGAGCTTGTAACTACTGGCGAAGAGTGATCCTTGGCGTCGACTTCTTCCTCTTCCTTTTCGGCTGGCTTCTCCGCCTTGGCTGGCTTCGCCTGTGTCTTATCGCTTTCTTCGTTTAAGGCTATACCCAGTGCGGCAGCACCCTTTTTTATGCGGTCGTACTCGTTGGTGACGTGGTATCCAACGCGAAATCTGGTGTCCAACGCCATCAAAGCGAGGACATCTTCGTTGGTGTACGTCCACCGTTTCTTCACCGATTCGTAGAGTTCCTTCGCCTTCGGGTCTTCCGCCTTGGCCGCCGCGTTGGCGGCGTTGACGGCGCGGGCGTACTCGCCTCTCGGCATGAACGTCTTGCCGTCTCTGACTCGCAGGTCCCCGCCCTTCTCCTGAAAGAGTTTCCCCTGTTCCTCGATGAACTTCGCTATCTCGACGTGATCCTCGTTCTTCTCGTCGAACACCTTCGCTCCTTCCTGTAGCTTGGTGAACTCCGTGGCCAGAGACGTGCCCCTCCTCACCTCCTGGCTCATCAAGGGGGCGATGGTCGGATACTTCTCCTCGAACTTCGACCACCCTATGTCGTTCGCTTCCTTCACGAACTTGGAGACGTGCTGATTCTCGTCCTTGGCCAGCATGTCGTTCACCGTGGATGCGAACTCCTTCGCCGCCTTCTCGATCTTCGGCTGCGCCTTGAGCGCCTGGTTCTCCCTGCGTAGTTCTTCCAGCTTGGAGTCGTAATCCCCCCTCACCATGTCCACCGCACGCTTGGCAACGCGGTCGTCCCTGATCTGGCGCACGTCGCGCTTGGCTATCTCCGCAGGCCGCAGCTTGCGTACCGTCTCCATGAACTCCTCGTCGTTCTCGTCGAACGTGCGGGACGGATCTTCCTTCTGAGCGCGTTCGATGTACTCGGTGATCGAGTGCTTGAACTTCTTCGTGGCCTCGGCAAGCCCCTTGTACTTGTCGGGAGCCATCTCCTCCGCAGACTTCGCCAGCTCGTACTGCTCCTTCTCCTCCTCCGACCATCCATCGAACTCGTCGGGCTTCTTCTCCTCGACCTTCTCCTCCTCGGCCTTGGTCTCGGACTGCTTCTTGAACGCGGCTTCGACGCTCTGCTCCACCACCCTCTGGATGGGGGGCGCCTTCGTCACCTTCAACGGAGGTTCCTCTTCCTTCTTCTCTTCCGATTTCTCCTCCTCTTCGGGAGGTTTCTCCTCGGATTTCTCCTCCGCTTCGGCGGCTTCCTTCTCCGCCTGGTCGATTATCGCCGAGATAGGATCGACCTTCGCCGCCTTCGGGTCGGGCAATAACGCCTTGTCCTCCGGTTCCTCCTCGGTTTCCTTGGGCTTGGGTTCCTCTTCCTTCGGATCGTCCTCCGGCTCGTCCTTCTTCGTTTCGGTGGCGAACCCCAAGTCCTCGGCTATCACGTCGAGCCAACTGTCGCCCTCGGTCTTTTCGGTGGTGGTGTCGGTTGCGGTGTCCATTGGTTACGGTCCTGGTGGCGGTGTTTGAGGCCGAGGCGCGGGCGCCATTCCAGGCTGACCCGGTTCGACCATCGGCTTGTCGGCGTCTCCGTCCGGCAAGTCTATGATGAGATCGTAGCCAGCCCCGCTGTTGCGAATGACGGCGTTGACTACGCTGATGAAGTTCTCCTGCGTCACGCCCTTGGCCTGCTGGAGTACCGGCAGCATCTGCATGAGCGTGTTGGAGATGATGGTGTTCATCACCCGCTCCGATCCGTCGCGCGAAGTGAAGATGAACTCGTACACCATGTCCCGCTTGTGGCCCAGCACCGTCACTCGATGGGGATCTTCGGGATTGTCGGCGTCGGAATCCTCCACCCTCATCCCCGCCTCGGCCACGATCTTGTCGGGGTAGCGGCGCAGCACCGGCACGCGGAAATCGTCGTGACCGAACGCCTGCCATGATTCGTAGAGCACCTTCTTCTTGGCCGCACGGTACGAGTCGAAAGCGTCGGACACGAAGTTGAAGACCGAGTTGCTGGTCTGCCCGATGATCGACGCTTCGGTCGCCGTAACCCCTCCGTTGCCGCGCACCAAAGGCTGGCCCGTCTCGTTGGCCGAGACGTTCTCCAGCTTGTCGATGGTCTGGATCAGGTTGATGATCGACTCGAACAGTATCCTGATCGCCTGCGGGTGCGTGTTGGCCTGGTAAATCTTGATCGGATCTCTGTCGTTGGCGCCCATCGAAGCCGCCGTGCTGCCCGAGTAATGGATGAGCTTGCGTTTGGCGAACCAGTTGTCGGACTGGATGTCGCTCTTCAGCTCCCTGAGCAGGGTCTCGTCGCTGATGAAATCCGTGTCCACTCCGATGACCATGAACTGCTCCGCCTTGCAGATGGAGAGAAGCTGAGTGAACAGATTGGTCATCTGATCCTGGTAAGGGAGCAGGCTCATCGCGAAGGAAGCGTTGTGCTTGCGGTCGTCCTTCACATTTATTCCGATGTACGCCCCCGGAGTGGAGGGCAGGAACTCGGCGAAGATCACGGTGCCCTCGGTGCCGCCGACCACCACCCGCAACCACACCGGGTACGGGTAGGTGCCGATGCCCCATTCGATGGGCTTGATCTTCATGAACAGCACTCCGATCAGAGCGTCGGCGTCCTTCGTCTGCGAGGTGTAGGTGCCGATCCACTGCTTGGAATCGTTGGTCCTCCATGCCCTGTCCATCGCGCTCGTGCCCATCGTCGGCAGCTTCATGCGCTCGTAGTACATCTTGAAGTACACCGACTGCTGCTGGCACATGCTCATCCAGCCGGAGCCGTAGTCCACCTGGTCCGTGTTGTAGTACGCTGGGTTGTCGAGGATGCTGCCGTACCGAACCAGATCCCAGTACCCGCACCACTGCACTCCGGTGTCGGTGTTCAGCGTGCTGAGCGGATGGATCGGGTCCCAGAACGTCCGTGTCGGGTGCGGGTTGTGGAACACCACGCCCTCCTTGACCACGAACGGCTGAACCTTCTTGTCCTTGAGGTCGGGCACCGAGCTGGACGCGGGCGTGAACCTGAATTGCTTCTCCTTCTCCCAGCTCGCCCGAACGAAGTCCACGTTCCACGAGTAGAGCAGGGCGTCCCTCAGCACCTGCTCCTCGTGCTCCCGATAGCCGAACTGCTCCGCCTTGATCTCGGCTATCTGACTCATCACCTCTCCCCGAAGATGGGCCACGTCGCCCGTGCCCCGCGCATGATATTTGTAGTAGGGGTAGAGGTTCTTGTACTTGTTGGTCTGCGCCGCCAGCCGACGGGTGACGTAGGAGCGAACCAGATTGATGTTGTGCGCGAAAAACGAGGGGAGATCCACGCCCGTCACCGTGCCCTTGGCGTTCTTCTTGACGTACTTCTTGCCGCCCTTGACCGAGCTGAGAGCGTTGGCGCACTCGGATAGATCGAGCTGCTGCTGCGCGTAGAGCAGCAACGGGAAAGTCTGCTTCGTTACCGGAGCCGAATCCCACGCCAGGTCGACCGCGGCGTACATCTCGTATCGGGCGAGCGACTGCGCGAACCCGGAGTTGAGACGGTCGGAGATCAGATCCGCGAACTTCCTCCGCGTGTCCAGGTCGCACTTCCTCTGCTTGGACTTGCTCTTGGAGATCGTGCCCGCCTTGCCTTTGAACTCCGAGTCGGACACCACCGACAGGTCGCGGCCCACGCCTTGAGCTAGGAAGACTTCCTTCAGCCGCTCCTGCGTGCTGCCGAACTTGTTGAGAACATCAATCGAAACCATGACTCGCCTTCCTAAGTAACCCGTCGACCACCTCGTACCCTTTGATCTTGCTTAGATCCTGCCGAAGAAAGTGAAGCATCAGCGCCGTGGTTCCCGCCCAGTTGCTCGTCTTCCTGTTGAAGCTCTGCTCGTGGCGGGTGAGATTCAGCATGGCTCCGAGTTCTTCCCTGCTTATCCCGCATATCCGAATCAACTGATCGACCTGCTCGTTGGTCCACTTCTGCTCCACGCCTTCCCGCTCGTAGTGGCGTCGGATCGCCGACTCGCTCGGGGTTGCCTTCCACGCTAGTGCATTGCGTTTGCGGGGGCGCCGCCCAAGGTTATGGTGAGAATCGTTCCCTCGTCCTCGTTCTCGGTCGGGTCGTCGGGCAGTTCGATCTCCGTTATCGGACCCTCCGCCATAGAGTTTGCCGTGTCGTTTTCCGTTAGTTGCCATACGAGTTTGAGTTCGCAGCTATCCCCCGGATTCTTGCCCGCCAGGTAGGCGGAGAGTTCCGGGGAGCTGCCGTAATTCAGGGAGAGCTGAGATCGGGCTTTCACGTTCCGCAAAGTATGGTCGCGATTTTTCCATTGCAAGGTTACTCGTCGAAGTAGATCAACCCTTGATCCGTATCCCCCATCCTGGGAGTGCCGTACCCCATGCGTATCGCCGAGATGGGATAGGTGAGACTGTCCAGAACGTGAACGTGCTGGGAGGGACGGGGGCGAAGCCCACCTTCGGGATCGTAGTCCCGCTGTCTCTTGGACTCTATGAAGCGGAACATGTTGATCGTCTTGATGCAGGTCGCCGACACGATTATCTCCTCGGATTGCAGTAGCTCCATCATCATGCGCGTGCGCTGAACCACCGAACCCCTGGCCTTGGGGGCGGGGCGCATCTTGATCCTGCCCGCCGAAAGATCCTCCACCGCCTTGTGATCGAAGCTGCCGTCGGGTCGGATCTGACTGAACGCGGACTCGTCGGAGATGTGGTCGTACCGAAAGGGGTTGGCGTAGTATTTGTTCCAGTAGTTCATCCTCGCCAGAATCATGGGCACGACCTTGGCGTAGGGCAGTCTCTTCCCCACCGTGTTCACCTCGTCGAACACGATCCACACGTTCTTCTCCTCGATGGGGAGACACTGAAGAAAGTGTATCGACGAGTGGGCGGGACCGAGATCGTACCCCATGACGACCATGAATCCAGGCAGCGGCAGAACCCCTTGCCCTCGGGAAGCGTCTCCCTTGACGTGGGTCAGCACGCTGAAGCAGTCCGCGAATATCGACCTGCCCGTAGGTCTGTCGATCCACTCGCCCCGCAGCATCCTCGCCTCCTCAACCGGGTCTCCCCTGGTCGCTTCGATCACCCTGTCGTAGTAGTCGGGAGGAAGATGGGACAGGTTCTCCTTGATCGGGACGTGGTAGGTGGCGTAGTCCTGGTTGCGCTTGCCCTCGTCGTCGTAGGGAATGACGAAGAACCTCTTGTAAAGCCAATGGCTCGGCCCGTCCGGGTTGCAGCAATAGATCAATCGCTGAAGACCGATGATGCCACCCCGCCTGCCGACCTGCTGCACCAGCGCCGTGAAGTACACGTCGCTTCTCAAAGTCTGCGCCTCGTCGATCAGCATGAACGACGGCTCCATCCCCTTCACCCTGTCCCGCACGTTGGAATCCACCGGAAGAGAAATGCCCAGCACCCTGCTCGACTTTCCCCATCGGTTCGCTATCCACAGATACGGCTTGCGGGACGAAGCCATAGCCGAGGGTTCGCTGTGCTCAAGCCCTATCTCGTCCCGCCAGATCGGAAGCACCTCGTCGCACAGCTTCGACCACGCGCCGCCCTCCTGCGCCTGAGTCGTCACCTCGGTAAGGATGATCGCCAGCGCGTTAGGCTCGTTGAAGCAGTGGTCCACCAGCATGTGAACGGCACCGAACGTCTTGCCGCTTCCCCTTTCCCCGGCGAGCAGGACGTACTTCGAACGCTTGTTGTAGAGGGCAAGCCGCTGTGTCGCGTTGAGCGGGAGCGTCCAGTTGTCGTAGCGCTCGGCGCACTCGTGCGCCTTGGTAACGTCGCTGTCGGGCGCCTCGCCTCCGAACAGCTCGTTGATGAGAAGATCCTGATCGGCGGCTTTCACTTATCTGCCGGAGAGAATTTCCACTTCTTCTTCTTCTTGCTCGACTGCCGCATGGCGGCGAGGGTCAGCGCCCCCCGCTGCAAGCTGTCGGTGGCGCGCAACATCTCCGTTCCGATCTCGCGCAGTTGCCGACCGAGTATCAGCATCTCCTTGAGCAGTTGGTCCCGCAGCATGGCGTCCATCTCCTCGTCGCTCTTGAGGCGGGCCTGGATCG